ATTGCTGCGTCCACGTCTGCCAACTCTATTATCATACCTGCGCGTTACTAATCTGTTAAGGCGCTAATCAATACTTTCCGTTTGTCTGCGAATCTCGCAACTCCCGATGTCGAAAACGTGCCTGGTGACCGTGTGTTTCCTCAAATTAGTTCGTACTTCTACACGGTAGATTGTATGAACGTGCCTTCTGTGCCTATTCGTGTTGCAACCAGTGCATCTTTTATCTACCCTGGCGAGGTGATGAGCGAGATTATGAAGGTATTTGCTGCTTCCAATATGAATGCTTTTGACTGTGTGTTCAACGCTACTCAATTCGTTGAAGCAACTGGAACTGCCGGAACTGGTGCGTTCTTTTTGGCGACCAATTTTGAAAATGACTCCGCTGCTGGTCAGGCACTCATCAGTGGGCGCGATTTAAATTCATCGAACGTGTATCTCAACCTTACACAGTACGCGAGTTCCGTTGCGTGCGTGGTTGACACGTTTGCTTTGTACGATATTGTGCTGTCGTATAACATGGCAGACGGTAGTGTTTCTATGTCCAAGTAAGAAACCGTTAAGGTAAAATAATAAAAATATAAGTATAGTATAAATGGAAGACATTGATACTATTCTGGAACGGATTCGTTTGAATTCTGCTGCCCATTCAAACAACCATAAGAAGAGGTATATTACGTTAAAGACGCGTTTGAAATGGTATCGTTTACCAGTCATCATTTTATCCGCATTAAACTCAATATTCAGCATTGGATTGCAACCGTTTATGAAACAGGAAATCATTAGCGTGCTTAATTCGTTGATTGCACTGGTATGTGGTATCATAGGTAGCATTGAGTTGTATTTACAACTGAACCGACAGATGGAACAGACATTATCGTCATCAAAGGACTTTTACGAATTAGCAACGGATATATTTAAATGGTTAGCACTGAAACCAGAGCATAGACCGATTGATGCAAAGACATTCATAGATGATAGTTATAATCGGTATATTAAACTTACGCAGTCAAGCATATTACTCAAAAAGAAGATGGACGACCAACTTACGGGTTACAAGTTAATAGAGTTGGAACATTTAGAGGAGACAACGTTGGGCGAGCATTCAGCATCATCATCATCTATTGAAGACACGGTATAATAATTTTCTGTCACTAATATAACAGAATGAAAATAGAAGAGATAGAACAGAGTGATTTAGTAATCAAACCATCAAAGCAATCCATAGACAACGTATTAGACGTTCCACCGCCATTCCCAAATAAGTGCAGCGTGATATTCGTCAGCGGCGGTATGGGAACAGGGAAGTCCACGTTTATCGCAAATTTATTCAAGGCAACCGGCAAGAATCGTATCTACCGAAAAGTATTTGATAATGTTATGTATGCAACGCCCAAGGAGGTATTTGACAGCGAAGAAGACCATGCATTCAAAGACCACCCAAAGGTATATCACGATTTAACGCAGAATACATTTAACACAATTACCGAGTTAGCAATAAAGACAAAGGACGACGAAGGAAACAGCGTGTTAGTCATCGACGATTTCAGTGAGCAATTAAAGAACAAGCAGACGGAGTTAAATCTACGTAGGTTAATCAATAAGCATCGTCACATGAAACTCAACATCATTATATCAGCGTTGAACCAGAAAGCACTCGCCAAGTCGTTACGTGCATTAATAGATGTAGTAATATTGTTCAAACCGAAGTCGATGGTAGAAACCGAGAATTTTAGTCAAGAAGTGTTTGGTTTAACAAAAGATGAAACAAAGGCGTTGTTCAATTTCGTATTCGATAAGCAGTATAACTTTTTGATGTATAACGCACGGACTCATACGTTCTATAAGAATTTCAATCAATTATTATTCACAGATGAATAAATTAATTTCGGCGCATAGATATATAGATGGCACCATTGAAGGACAAAAAGAAGAAGAAGAGAAGACCGAGAAAACTCACTGGTAAACCACCTGCCGGCAAACAGATTATACCTGTGTTTAAGACCGGTATGAACCGTGACATTCCAATGGGAGGTGCGGGCGGTAGTCAAAACCTAATAGCAAATTTACTCGCATCAAGACAAGCACAACCGCCAGCATCAGCACAAGTCATTCAAACGCCCGACCAGTTCAAATTGGCACAGGACATTAAAAGCATTAGAACTGAACAAGCAGATATTGCAGAGGAGGTTGCGATACAAAAGAAGGAACGTAAGGAACGTAGTGATGCAGGAACCAAAGGAATACGGGCGCCGTATAAGAAGCGAGGACTCACCGAGGAACAGGCAAATGCAGCAGCAACAGAAATGCTTAAAAATGCAAGCAATTTAAGGAGGCAGGCGGAGGCAGAACCAAAGCAAGCGGAGGTTGCCGCCGCAGCAGGAGGAGCAGCAAAGGAGGCACACACAGATGCAGGAAACGTGGTGCCAGCAGAGATGGCAGATGCACCAATGAGAATTGCACCCAAAGCAATGGGAAAACATAAAGCAGGAAAACGCGAAACATTACCTGATGTAACCGAATAATGAGGTAATACCTAAATACCTAAAATACCTAAACTTCTATAAACTATTTATATATTCTCAATTCTTATAAGAGGTTTAGGGAAAAGTAGGTATTTTAGGTATTTAGGTATTTTAGGATTTAGAGATAAAACGACTATATAATTATCTAACATAAGTATATAGGAATGGATACTAAATTCATGGACGGATTAAAGCAATCGCTTACGAGCGAGAAGTTATCGCAGAAGACGATTGAGATGTACCTAATCAAGTTACGTATATTGAACGACAACAAACCGTTTGATAGTTTAGCGTTCTTAAAGGCGAAACCCACAATCAAGTCAAAGTTGGAAGCAATCGCAAATGACAATACTCGCAAGAGTTATGTAGCAAGTATCGTTGCAATTCTTAACCGACAAAAAGGTAAGACATGGGAGGCAATCAACAATTACTACCGTGTTCTGTTTGCAAAGGAGCGTAGCATTTTTGCAGAGAAACCTACCAGCGAGAAGACCGAAACACAGAAGGAGAACTGGTTGACGTGGGACGAGGTCAAAGCAGTATTCGATAAACTCAAAGGCAGTGCCGAAGACGTAGTTAAGAAACCGCGTATGTCTAATGCTGACCGTAAGGTGATTGAGAATTATATGATACTGGCATTGTATGTGTTGCAACCGCCACGTCGTAACGACTGGTATTACACAGTCATTGGTAAAGGCGACGACGATAAGAAGAACTATGTAGATATGAAGGACGGCAAGTATTACTTCAACAATTTCAAGACTGCAAAGTCAGGCAAGGAAGTGATTGATGTGCCCGATGAAATAATGCCAGTGCTTAAATGGTATATCAAACACATGAACCTTAACGAAGGTGACTACCTATTGTTTCCAGACGATGATGTGAGAACCAACAGCAACCGTATGACAAAGTCATTGAACAGCATACTGGGTAAGAAGGTGGGTGCATCTATGTTACGTCACATATATTTATCTAACAAGTACGGTAAGGTATTGAACGAACAAGAAGAAGATGCGAACTTCATGGCACATTCGGTGGGAACTGCGAAAACCTACATCAAAGATGATTAGGATAAATGAATTTCATATATACCATTGACATAAATGGTATATATAACTGGATAATATGAAATAATAACAGGAATTATCATATAAATATATGATATAGAGAACAAAATTTAAATTTTATAGTTGAAATCACATATTTATATGATAATTCTCGTTTTATAAGTCGTTTTTCTATATTTCTATTAGTATTATCCATACTGCACATATCAAAACGATATATTCCATTAGCATATATCGTTTCATTATTCATCTACCGTTGTTCTCTACCTTCATCAACCATATCTGCCATTCCAAATCTGTTATCTCCTGCCGCCGCTGCTTAATACGTCCCATTATTTTTAGACAACCACGGTGTGCAGTGCTGAACACAACTTCGTTCATACCGTTAACCATTATGTATCGTCTGGTATGTTTGAACTTCCCGCCGCATATTGTGCAGCAACCTTCATCGCCGTTATCCATTATTCGTATGTTCTCGTCTTCTTCTTTTGGTAAGCACATTTATCCTAAACTATATATTACTACGCGATATTAATATTACCATAATAATTTATCAGCGTAGTAACTGGGAGACCCAACTACCTTACGCGTCTTCTCGTGTCGTATCTTATACAGTCGCCGACGTTCGTCGGCAACCTCCTTACCGTCTTCCTTCATAAATGTGGCGTAGTCCTTATAACCGATTGCACCCACAGACGCTACGATGTTGCCGTCCTTATATACGTCTATCTTCTTACCTTTCTTCGTAGATGGTTTTACTTCTACACCAAGTAACTTCGATTGCTTAAATGTATGTGGTAATATTTTGTAACTCATGTATATTATACTACGATATTATTTTATCAAATGTGCAGCATCTACAACCGATGCTTTTGATGATGGGTCTAACGCGGCGTAGACACGTGCAAATGCCCACTGGTCTGGTGATTTAACTGTTGGGCGAACCGCTGACCTATTCGTTTTGAAAGCACCCACACCTTTGTTGTAAATTGTCTGCAAACCACTTAACTTATAACCCGTTAGTTTTGATATCTCTGCCAACGAATGTGATTCGTCTTTCTTAAATCCGTATTTCTTATTGAATTTGTGTTTGTAAGTAAGAACCATTATATACAATACTCACAGATTATTTACGTGTGAAATTGCTAATAGAATGAGCGCGTAATGTGTCCAGCACTTTCTTTGCACCATACCCGATAGCACGCCCGATAAACGTCCGCTTCAATAATGGTGTTGCTAATTTGAGAACATGGTCTGCAATACTGGGTTTTTTCTTACTCTCATACATCTTCTGCTTACCTATCAGGTTCTTCTCTACGTGTTCACTGATAGCATCGCCTTTTACACGATGATGCGTGCTTTTCTGCATCAGTTCTTCTCTCACTTCCGGCGAAACACTCGGCGGTTTTTGCAGTGCAGAACTACCAGAGTTAAATGTATGCAGTTCTTTTACATTATCACGCACATACTTATTGGTTGCCATTGCGTGGGAACTCGTCGAACCACCTAAACTATGAGATGCAAGATATATATCGTAATTGGGTGTCTCTTTCTTCAACTTTTTAATTATCTGTTCCGTCTGCTTTGTACGCCGATTGTGCATTCTATCGGCGTCTTTGTTGCCCAATGCAATGTTCAAGTCTGCACGTATGTCCTTACGGGCAGTGTTCGGGTTCGCCAAATCAGTGCCTTTGTGCGACAAAATATAATGCGGTTTTTCTTTGTGCTTAAATGTTGAAATCTCTGGGTTACTGTAAGCATCTAATTTAGTGTAACCCATTGGTGGGAAATCGGTATATGATGCTTCCGCGGCGGACGCTAAATCACTGGTGCTGGGTGGCGAACTCGCTGGTGTATTCTCGGTATTGTCCATTATTATAATATCTACATATATTAAAAATGGATTACACTCAATCAAATGTTCTCTCTATGACCGGTGGAACCGATTTTGCGACTATTGCAGACCTGTCGAACTACGTGGATTTAACTACTAATCAAACCATAACAAGCGGTATTAAAACGTTTACTACCTTACCAGAATCGTCTGCTGTTCCATCAACTGGAAATATGTTGGTAAATAAAACGTATGTAGATGGTGCATTCGTAACACTCGGCACAACCCAAACGATTACTGGTGCCAAGACAATAAATGCAAATTTAAGATTGAATAACACAAGACAATTGATATTTGGAACTACGACTGGTTGCTCTTTGAGTTTTACAAGTCCAAGTCTTATGGTTTATGATAACGCAGCGGGAGGCACTCACTTTTTCTTTATTAGTGGTTCTCCATCTGTGGATATAGACAGCGGTGGATTAGTTATTAGAACTGGTAAGAAGGTTCAGTTTTACGCTGGTGCTACTATTTTTGAAAATACTGGTGGAAATGCGTTTGATACTAATATAATAAGTGGTTACACATACAATTTCAAAATTAACTCGGTAGATAAATTTAAGATTCACCCGACTTTTGGGTGTTATGTCACTGATGATTTGAACCTAACCACACAAAAATATATCAATTGGACTGGTGGTTCATTTCAACAAGAAGATAGTGCGGGACTGGCGTATGTGTATAATGTGCCGACTACATATAACCACTCATTTAAAATTAACAATACACAAGTAGTAAAAATAAGCACTGATGCAAATGGGACACTATTCACTTTTCCCGCTGGGACGATTATGCGTGAATACACAAGTTTTAACTGGTTTCTGTATCAATTGCCCGCATCACACACTTTGAAATATCAAGTTGGAGGCGTAGATATTATGGAAGTCAGCAATGGTGGTGCTATTATTTATGAGAGTTTGAGTATGCGTAATGGTAAGCGTGTGGTATGGGACGAAGGATTTACTAATATAGCGTATTTACGAAAAGACACAACAACATCAACATTAGATTATGAGGTGGCAACTGGGTATTCGCATAAATTTATGGTGAATTCCGTAACACAATTATTATTAAATACAAGTGGAGCAACTTTTACTAATCCCATTTTTATGAAAGCGGGACAACCAATATATCCCGATGATACTTTTTTAGGTGGAGCAATAACAAGCGGTGGTAGTGGAGGCATTAGATTTGACGCTGATACGGGTGGGACTTTTAGATTTATAAACGACAGCACATTAGCATTAACAATAAACGGAACATTAATAACAATTCCAGTCAATCAATCTTTACAATTTGGAGCAACTGGTTCTAATATTACATCTAATGCTGGAACGACACTACGCTATAATGTGCCTACTGGCAACACCCACGCATTCCGTATCAATGCGGTAGACCAGTTACAAATAATACCAGCGGGCATCAAAGTCACGGGCGGGTATTTTACCAAGTTAGGTTCGGGTGGTGCTTTTCAAGCAAGCGTGTTTAATAACGCATGGACTTTTCCTAACTTTACTGCTTATATAGATGGTACGAATATTGGTAACTACACTATCAGTGACATTCGTATCAAGAAGAACATAGTAGAAGCAAGACCCGTATTAGATAGATTGTGTAAATTGTCGATGATAGAATATAACTACATTGAGAATGGGTTGTTTAAAGATGACGGCATTTTACATTATGGTTACATAGCACAAGAAATTAAAAAGGAGTTTCCCGAGTTTCCAAATTTAACGATTGGCGAGGATACAGATATGACCGAAGATGGACACATACAACCGATTCGTGTAAATGCAGAGTTCTCAAATTTATTCATGGGTGCCGTGATAGAACTCAATAAGAAGGCAGAAGCACAGCAGGCACAGATTGTTGCACAGCAGGCACAGATAGAAGCACAACAAAAACAAATCGATGGGTTGGTTCTCGCACTCTCAAAAATTCTATCACCATAATGTATGTTAGGTTTTTTGGTAGGATTCATTTACTCGTGGGTTGCGCAAGTGATAAAAGACGTAAAAAATATGTAATGGTAATGTATATGCCGCCCAAAAAGAAACCCAACCTACAACAACAGAAAACCAAGAAGCGTGAACAAGACTTAATCAAACTTAACCAAAAAGCGGACGTATTTAGACAATCATTACTCGCGCAAAAACCGGTTATTGATTTAGCAGGTAATATACTGCCGGATAAAATGCTGGTAACTGATATAAGTGATAAAATGATATAAGAATAATATATCAGTAATATATATAATATAGTATGCCGAAGACCAACATCAACTATGAGAACAGTGTAATCTACAAGATTACGTGTAAAAATGAAATATGCAAAGATGTATATGTGGGACAAACTACTGATATTGTTCGCCGCAAGTACGGACACAAGAATGACTGCAAAAAAAAGAATATGTTCCTATATAAGGTTATCGATGAAAATGGTGGTTGGGACAATTGGAATATGGAAGTTGTTGAGAAGTATTTAGCAAAATCCAAACAGGATATTTTAGATAGAGAACAGTATTGGATTAATCATTTACAAGCAAATTTAAACACGCATATACGCTACGACCCAAGCGATTACAAGCGCGAGTGGTATTTCAAGAACAGAGAACGAATACAGCAACACCAAAAGGAACAGCGTAACAAGAAAATTCAAGACGCACTACAATATATCATAGACCCAGAAAACCCGCCAGATTGGTATTTAGCAAATGTGAAATCGCAAAAAATTGAATTATGATTGGTAAATATATTTATATCAACATTGATATAAATATAATATATTTAGATAGTATATAGGAATGGCATTGACTAAATTCTTAAACAAGTACACGGTTGAAACAGGCAGCAAGGCGGTAATTACTCACACGGGTATGGTGTGTGGTAAATACTCTATTCCAGATGATGAACTGCCCACGGTATTAGATGTAGTATACAAGCAATGTGTCATGGGCGGGCGGGAGGAACATCTGGTAGAACGACAACATGAGACTGGTGCGATTCTCATTGATTTGGATTTTAAATATGCCATTGACTGTAACAAGCGTATGCACAATAAGGCGTGGATTGATGACCTATTGGACATATACTTAAATAATATAAAAAAGATTGCGAAGGTGACTGATGAGTCATTTAAAATGTTCGTCATGGAAAAGGACTACGTTCGAGAAGTGACAAAAGAAGGAAATGAAACAAAAGATGGTATTCACATTATTATTACCATTAACAGTCCACGTATGGTTCAGGAGAAACTACGGGAGTTAGTTATTGCTGATAGTGCAGAGTTGATTGCACGCCTACCATTGCAGAATTCTATTAATGATGTATTTGATAAGGCATTGAGTACTGGTGCCAATGGTATTGTATTGTTTGGTTGCCGAAAACCGGAAGGCAGACCTTATAAATTAACGCACGCTTATGACTGTCATTATGACCCGAGCGATGGTGAATCGTGCAGAGTGGATTATCCTACCACGATGACCAAAGAAACATTCATGCAACTATGCGTTAGAAATACCGATAACCGCACAGAGTTCCAATTTGCGCCGTTAGCATTGGAGACAACACAAAAGAAAAATACAAACATAACCAATACAATTGTAACTACACGCACTAATAAAACCGACAAGTGGATTGAGTTATTACATGATGTTATTAAAAATGAAGTTAATGGTCGGGAATGGGTAGTAGATTGGCAAAACTACCATCGCATTGCCAAGATATTGAAAACAAACGATTATAAAGTGGAAGACCTTATTGATTGGCAAAAACTGGCAGGCGATAAGTATAAGGACTGTCACCAACAAGAAACACGTGATTTATGGGACAAGATTAATGTTGATAAAAAGAATCATTTACGTGGACTACAAACTATTGCAAAGAAAATAAATAAAGATGGCGCTTATGACCAATGGTTAATTAAGTATAATGCATATATCTCATTGGATACATTAGATAATGGTGAGAATGATACTGGTAAGTTTATTGCACCACAATTGCAGAACGAGTTGGTATTTTGCAATAATCATTGGTATATGTTTGATAGTAAGATTGGTTTATGGCGTATAGTATCAAAACCGCATTCTATCATTATTACGCACATACAAGACCGCATTAGTGAAAGTCGTGGACTGATGAACAAACTACAAGAAAAAAGCAAAGATGAAGAAGAGAAGAAACGTTTGGAAGGTGTCATTGCCAAATATACAAAACATTATAAAGAAGTGGGTAAAGGTGCATTTTCATCGCAGATTATTAACGTTTTAACCGATGTGCTGCATGATGGACAGTTTGATTTACAGTTAGATACTGCTACATATCAGGTTGCGTATTTAAATGGAATATTAGATTTACGCACGTTGAAGTTTAGAGAAGGACTACATGCGAGTGACTACCTAACAAAGACTATTCCATATAATTACGTGAAATCTGCTGATAAGGACGTCGCACACATTCGTAATGAGTTGTTGAAAATATGCAATAACAACATCGCACATTTAGAATACTACTTATCGTTTCTGGGTTATGCAATGACGGGCGATAGTATGAAAATCCAGCAATTTTGGTATCTACGCGGACAGACCGCGAGCAATGGTAAGAGTGTGATATTCGATGCATTGACGCAGATTATACCTAATTATGTTACCAAATTAGAAAGTGACCTATTTGAGACTGATTACGGTAGTCGTCATAAAGAAGTTGCAATGTGGCGCGGTACACGAATTGCGTGGTTGAATGAGGTGTCCAGCAAGAAACAAGATGATAAGGAAATTAAGAATTTAGCAGAAGGAACGCCGGTTCGTTACAAGGTTATGTATGGTGGTATGAGTACAATGCCTATATCATTCAAACTCTTCTTCGTGTCCAATAATACCATGAATTTTAAGGCGGATAATGGTGTGAAACGCCGTTTGCGCATGGTTCAGTTGGATAGTGAGTTTGTTGATGGCATTGAAGACGACCCAGTTAATTGCCGGTTTAAGAAGGACACGTCGTTTGGCACGCTTTTGCTTACACAATACAAGTATGCATTGATGGACTTATTATATTCATATTCTCAAAAGTTTGCAGTGGAAGGCGCGTTGAAACCATACCCCGCAGAGTGGAATGATGCTGTGGAAGACGTTTGTGCTGATAACAGTGTTATACCACAACGCATTGATGATATGTTTGATTGTAGTGACCCGAGTGCAATGATGAGTCGAGTAGATATGGATTATCAGTTGTCGTTGTTGCGTTTGAACGTAAAGGCGTTTAAGGACGTGCTGGTTAGCATGAGACTTAAACGCGTGAAGTATGATAGTCAACTGCAAATTAACAAGATTAAAGGTTGGTGGAGTGGTATTAAATTGAAGGAGGTAGAGGTGGATAAAAAGGTGGGAACCGATGAAACAACCGACGAGTCAACCGACGATGAGAATTAGTGGGACTATACTGACCCAATACCTAAATACCTAAAATACCTAAACTTCCCTAAACCTCTTATAAGAATTCAAATTATATAAATAGTTTATAGAAGTTTAGGTATTTTAGGTATTTAGGTATTTTTAGGTATTGCATCAAAAACACAACATTTAGCAACAATACTAATATGTTATTTAAATCAATAAGGAAATGGAGGATAAAAGTAGGAATACTGTATATATGCCAGTGTACTTTTTTGAGTTTGGCGGCGAAAGTTGGACGCGGTATTTCTATACTGACGGCGAGGCGCGAACATACGGCGAGTCGATGACGGAGTACATGGAACATCTGGGATTGATGTGCATAATGCGGCGGGTTCCATACGAGGACGATTTATCATACGGTTATTATTGGATAGTCATAATGTAAAAAAAGTAACAACTTTTGTTACGCAAAATGTAAAAAATTGATTTTAATTATAGGCATACATTTATAGCATCAAAACAAAAGCAAAAGCAAGTAATAATTAGTAACAATGGCGTATCTTAACACAATGACAGTGAAACAAGCGCGGTATTTTAATCTGTTCGATAATGTACAATATAAATATGTTAGAGAACTAATCAACGACGACGACAATGAGATTGACGTAGAAATTAAAGACCTACCGTGTGATAGAGCATGTTACGGTAAGGTTAGTTTTAAGTTTAAATTAAGATGCGACGTATGCCCAGGTTCATTGTCCATATGGAAGACATCAACATTTACCGTAGAATTGGAGTATAATACGTCGAGTCCTTATGCATTTGCGTTAATAGAACTACAAGAGTATTATGGTGACGAAGAGGACGAAGAGGACGAAGAGGAAGAGGAATAGATAGAAATGTAACAAAAAACCATAAAAACGATGCCAATGCATCTTTTTTATTGAAAAATCGTAACATTTTGTTACGCAATCCGTAAAAAAATGAACTATTTAATTGACAAAAATATATAGCATCAAAACAAGCAACAAGCAAAAGGTAAAAAATTGATTCTACCGTCAGGCACATATTTATAGCATCAAAACAAGCAAAAGCAGTAATAATGAACACCGACAATCACCAAAACCAACCGTTCTACGTGGTAGAAGATGCAGCATACGATAGAATGATGGAAAAACTGGTAGGCGGAGAACGCTACGTCAAAACGTATTTAACCGTATGCCCAGAAACGTGCAAGTGCAAGTGCAACTGCAAGTTCTTTCTCAACTTTCTAAAAGATGGTGATATCGTTCGTGTTTCCAACGGAGAACTCAAAGACGTAATGCGTCTATCTACATTCAAGGAACTCCAAGAAAAGAAAAAGTTTATACAAGAATACAACGATTCGTTGCCACACCAGACACATTATGATAGTGATGGTAATGAACACTCATTTGCTATTAACGGAATATATGATAGCGAACAGATGTGTTACCTGTTTGAGAACATTGAGTCAAAGAGGATTCAACAGGTAAAGAAAGAACAAAAAGCACAAAAAATGGCGGACGATTATAAAAGGTTAATGAAAAGGTTGGAACAGGACACACTATTATCGTTAATCAAAATTCTTAAATTGGAGTTTTACGAGAATTTTGACTATGGAACGCCCAAAGACCAACGCCACGTGCATTTACCCGATATGTTACGTCCAGAAATACCGTTAGCAGACCGTAAGAAAACATTGATTGACGAGATTAGAGATGAATTAAGTAGAATTACTAACAGTGACGCTTTGCACATCAAAATCGCAAGAATCTATAACTCAATTGCGAAGGTAATGATGATTTAATGTATTAAAAATAAACAGAACATATATATGGTATTTAAAAACATAGCAAAAGTGGCGGAAAAAAGAAACAAAAACGATGAATACGTAACGCCTTTTTCTATGGTACAGCAGTTACTCGACCACCACGATATACCCAAAACAAACATTATATTAGAACCGTGCTGTTCTACCCACAAAACAATTCCCACCGTATTATATAGCAATGGATATACTGATGTTCGTTGTAATACGTATCAAAAAGAAGGTGTAGGCGACTTTTTTGATTGGACGGAGGTAGTGGACACAATAATAACGAATATCCCGTATGGAATAAAGAATTTTGTCAGGTTTATGTCCAAGATGAAAGAGATTGCACGGCACGAGATTATCTGTTTGTTTCCCATGAACTATTTGAACGGCAAGGAACGGTATAAGATATACCAAGACGTGAACTACCCGCTGGCATGTGTGTATCCATTCACACGCTTTTCTACACTGACGAGCGAAGCGAGTGAAGATGGGCGTTACAAAGGTGGAATGACATTGTATGCATGGTTCGTATTTAGGCGTGGTTACGTAGGAGATTGCATAATGAAGCAGATAAATAACGATGCATATATTATTGCAGATATACGTGGTGCATATAAGACGTAACAACTTTTGTTACGCAATCCGTAAAAAAATGAACTATTTTATTGACAACAATATATAGCATCAAAACGTAAAAAATTGATTCTATCGGTAGGCACATATTTATAGCATCAAAAGCAAGCAATAATGAGTCAAGTAGAACAGGAATATGATGGAGGTAACAGTTGCATTAATTGTGGCGAGGAATTGGAGGAGTTTGACACCGACACATGCTGGTGCTGCGAACAGGAGACCGTCTATAATATCGACACGACAATGGTTAGCGGTATTATGTGCACCAAATGCAATGTGGTATTAGAACCACATTTAATGACCGAGCATTTAGACAAGAACCATCGTGTGCATTGTTGCAAGACTGGACACAAAAGACAATAAAAACAAAAATCCAAAAATAAAAATATGCATATATAAAAATGACAGAAGGAAAAGAAAAAACAGCAAGGTTAAGTCGCGCCTTTTTTTCTACGTCCATGCCCGATGATTTTAAGCGTGTGTTCATACAGGTTGTGCAGCATACGCATTTCCTACCAGAAGCACAGAGAACATTTTTGTGTGACCAAATCCACTATTACGAACACATCGGCGATTTTGCACGTAAGGAACTATTGGACGTATTGGACGATTTAAAACTATTTGTTATGACACCGCCCGAAATTAATGTCTCCGGATAAGATAAAAGGATATGCCGACCATCTACCGATTATTTAGCAAAACCTGTGATTCGTTCTACGTGGGTAGCACAACGAAGACATTGAAGCAACGTTTAGGTAAACATGTGCAGAAGTCGCATGAAGCACCGAACCGTAAGGTATATAAGTGTATACTGGGTAGCGGAGGATTCAAAGACTGGGAAATGGAAGCGTTGGAAGTCATTGAGACGGAAGATGCTATTGAGCGGCGTACACGCGAGCAGTTTTACATCGATAAGTTAAAACCCGACCTGAATAGTTGTTTAGCAATTTATATTGGATAAAATGCTGGGAATAATATCTCTACCCATTATATAGAATGGATACAGATAACGACGAACAGACGTTGTTTGAAATAACGGAAGGAACCGCAGCAGTTAGTGCAATCGAGAAACCCAAGCGTGTCGCGACACAACGTCAGTTAGATGCATTGGCAAAAGCACGAGAAGTGCGCGCAGCAGTGAGAGAGCGTGAACAGCGTGAAGACGCAGAGCAGGAAATACCAAAGACCAAGAAGCAAATAATTGTCCCAGAAGTTCCCAAACCCAAGAAGAAGAGGAAACCCACAGTGATACAGTTCCAAGACGCGAGCGATAGCGACGAAGACGATGCACCGGTTATTATCATCAAGAATAAGAAGCGTCCGCCCGCACCTGCAACAGAACCCGCGCCTGAACCCAAGTTGTTCCCAGAACCAGTGCCTGTTCCGGTAGAACCTAAACTGCCCAAACAATTTATCCGCAAGGCGTATTAATAAAAATATAACTATATGTAAATGAGTAATCCATTGACACATAGTTCAACCAAAATATTTCTGTCAACGCAAGGACAGAATTTAGTATTAAATTCGGCAACACTCAATACAGACATCAATTTCTACTTTTCGCCAATCCTATTAGCAAATGCAGATACGAGTCATTTTGTAATTGGATTAGAGCAGGCAAGTATACCCGTGTCTATCAATATGGTTAATTCCAAGAATAATACTCTTACGATTAATGGTAACACATATACTCTGCCCGCAGGCAACTACACCATTGCACAAGTCATAGTGTTACTAAACGCTTTTTTCACTACGTACAGCGTTACATTCACATATAGTTCAACTACGAACCTTATAACAATAACATCAGTATCCGCTGGTTTTACAATTAACTCTACAACAATGGGTAAGAATCTCGGGTTCGTTGCAGGTACATTTATCAGTCCATTCACAAATACCAAAGTGGTAAATCTCACCAGCACATTAGGTATAGTTATTCAGTTGGATAATGTGCAGACGGCGAACAAAGATAATAGCGGTAGTAACGGTGCAACACTGGCACGTATTCCAATCACGTGCACACCGACGAAGATTTTGCAGTACTTCAACGCGACGCCGTTTTTTAGTCAAATCGCGAACCGAGAACTGACGTATTTAAGAGTAAGGTTACTAAACGACGATTACACTCCGTTGGAGTTGGTAGGTAATCCCGATTGGTTTTTAGTAATACGTGTGGATTTTAGCGAGAAGAATATGCCAACAATGGTTGATAGTTTAATAACAACACAAAGAAAAGAAACGGAAAAAGCACTACTGGAATTGGCAACTAAATAATTTATAATGTATGCATAATTATATAATGGGTATTAAATCCTTTTTTCGCAATTTAGGTAGGAGCATTAAGAAAGGATTCAACAATTTCGTGTCGGGTGCAGGTGATGTGATTGGTGGTGCAGGCGAATTCTTACAACGTAAGGCGATACCCGCAATTGCCAGCGGAGCAACCAAAGCAGCAGGACTTTTAGATAAGGCGGCACCAGCAGCAGACGCAGCGGGAGTGGGTGCAGAAGCAGCAGAGGCGAGTCAGGTTTTAGGTAAGGTGGGTGACGTTACTGGTAAGTTTGCCAAGTTCATTGGTAGTGATATAGCAAATAAACCAGTAAAAGTAATGAACGCACAGCAGATTGCTGCTTTTCAAGAGTCGCCATTGGGTATGGCATTTAAGCGTTCGCAGACGAAAGCACCCACGCCGCCGCCCGCACCGATGCCAGCACAGTCACCGTTAGGCAAGTTAGGAGGAGCGATTAAACCATTAATAGGTAGCAATCCTGCTACGTATACGCCATCGGGTATTGAGGCACCGCCACCGGCAAGTCAACCGAAACTAACTGTTGTTTCTGGTGGAGCAAGTGGAGTTAAGTCAATGATTGCCTAATTTAGTAATAATATATTATGTAATTGTATAGTATATTAGATGAGAGAAATAAAGCATTATCAAGTCTCGTTCGCTGGAACAACGCCCGCCGCATCATTCTCGTTTCAATTCCCACGCTATTACAAGCAAAAACCAGAGCATAAGTTTATATTGAGATGTCTCAATCTCACTGATTATCGTGCAGGTAGTTTAGCGGTTAACCCGCATTCATATTACGCAACAGGATTCCTCGGCGATGGCGTGTGCACATATTCAGGCGTAGTTGGTGAAGGCATTATAAGCAATGACTACTTTTTAGGAACTACAAGCACTAACGGTGCAGAGGCAGCAACGCCTACGAACGTGGGCACCAGCACATCTATTCTACCGTGTGACCTAATGTTAAATGATATTCCGCCGAATCCATTTACGATTTCATATAGACATACCGCATCGCCTACTTTTGCAACAGGAACCGTCGAACTTTTAGTTGTGTTTGAGATTATTGAATATGACCCATCAAAGAGAGATTAAGCAAAAAAAGTTCTACACATATTTTATAATAGTTATGGAACCGACCGACGAACGTTTAGCAAGTTTAGAACAGCGTGTAGTCGAATTAGAACGACTATTAGACCTATTACTGAAATTGAAAGAGTATAAGGTTGATTTTAGCAAATTTACGTGTGAACCATTGAAGTTAGGCAAATAAAGTATTAGACACATGTTTAAACATTCTTTTCTTTTGGTAATGTATAAATGGCAAGCATAATTCCTGTCATCTCCCGTGAACTCGACCTGACCGAATACAAAGGTATTCAACCCGCCAAGTCTCGCCGCATCTCAATTTTTCCCGATAACGCTACCAGTTATACTTCTTCGTCTTCTAATGCGGACATTTTCTTTTCCATTCCCGCTGTGCAGCGTGGTATGGTGATTACATCGGCAACCCAGTTGGTTTTTGAGGTTACTGCCAACGCTACGTTCGTCACAGACCCAGTTATGTCTCTCGCTAACGGTTCCGGTAGCAGTTTGATTCAGGCGTTGGAGACCGTTGTGCAAAATCAGTCCGTTGAGAATCTTTTGAACTACAACGTGTATGCCGCAGTTTTACAAGATTTGCAACCTTTGGGACGCAGCACCACCATCGGTACTATTCTCTCTGGTTCCACTTCCACTCTTAAAGCAGGTATTAAGTTGAACGGTGCGACCACTGTCGACGGTCCCGTTGTCCGTTGCGCGCTTCCGCTGCACTCTGCTGTGCTGGGAACGGGCGCGCAGCAGTTCTGCCCACTCGTAGATGGGATACGACTGCGAATGACGATGGCGACCACTGCTGTGGGTATGTTGTTTGCTAACAGCACGTCTTACACTGCTGGTTCCACCGTTTACAAGTTATCAAATATTGCATTGCAACTCGAAGTGATGGATTTGGACGCTGGCACTTATGCGGCACTGCTAAACCAGAGTGGTGGAGTATTGAAACAGCATTGCGTTGGAGTCAATAATTTTCAGGCAACAATTGCTGCGTCCACGTCTGCCAACTCTATTCTCATACCTGCGCGTTACTCATCTGTTAAGGCGCTAATCAATACTTTCCGTTTGTCTGCGAATCTCGCAACTCCCGATGTCGAAAACGTGCCTGGTGACCGTGTGTTTCCTCAAATTAGTTCGTACTTCTACACGGTAGATGGTATGAACGTGCCTTCTGTGCCTATTCGTGTTGCAACCAGTGCATCTTTTATCTACCCTGGCGAGGTGATGAGCGAGATTATGAAGGTATTTGCTGCTTCCTATATGAATGCTTTTGACTGTGTGTTCAACGCTACTCAATTCGTGGAAGCCACTGGAACTGTCGGAACTGGT